AACTGGAAAAACAACAAATAGTTGAAGCACACGGAAACAAATTAAAGAAAAGTAAAGACGAAGGAAATTACGAATATTGGTTTAGTGGCGAAGACTATTACAACAAAACATTTAAAAACACGAAACAATGATAGAACTAATAAAAGAAATAATAGAACAAGACGGACTTGCAAATAAAAACCGAAAACGTGAAATAGTACACAGGCGCATTTATTTGTTTAGGAAGCTACGCGAAGACGGACACACGCTTAAAGGAATTGGAAGCCTGTTCAATATGAACCACGCAACTATTCTACACGGTTTAAAAACTTACCAAGACTTAAGCGATGTAAACGACAAGTTATTTTTACACGACATAGAGTATTACAAATTACTTTTGAGTTTAGAACGTCCAGAACTTGACTTGCGAAAAGAAATAAAAGAAGCAAAGAACTTAAAAGACTTGCGTAAAATTCAGTTAAGAATAAAAAATAAATTTTATTAATTCGTGTTTATTTAAAAGTAATTATTATATTTGCGATATGGTTCGGTCTCACGTAATAGAACAAAAAAAATTATTAACCCTTGTTAATGAAGCAGAAGTGAGACCCTGCGGATTCAACAGGGGTTTTTCATTTAAAAAAAATTAGAGTATGAAAGGTTGGATTAAAATACACAGGTGTTTATTAGAAAACCCAATTTACAATTGTGAGCCATTTGATAGGACACACGCTTGGATTGATTTATTATTATTAGCAAACCACAAAGAAGGATATTTTTATAAACGTGGTATTCGAGTTGATGTAAAAGAAGGACAAGTTGGTTACGATATTGATAGTTTAGGTAAGCGCTGGAAATGGTCAAGGGGCAAAGTTGAAAGGTTTTTAAATTCGTTAGAAAATGATAAAAATATAGTAAGGCAAAAAAGCAATGTAACTACTTTAATATCAATAGTTAAATATAAAGAGTACCAAGCAAACGATAACGCAAACGAACACCAAACGATAAAGCAAACGAACACTAACAAGAATGTTAAGAATGAAAAGAATGAAAGAAGTATATTTATAGAACCTACTTTTAATGAAATACTTGAATATTGTACACAACGAAAAAACGGAGTTGATGTAAACAAATTTTTAAATTTTTATTCTTCTAAAGGTTGGATGGTTGGTAAAAATAAAATGATAGATTGGAAGGCTTGTGTAAGGACTTGGGAAAAACCAATAGAAATACAAGAAGTTAACGAACCTAAAAAATGGAAAGCACCGTGGAGTTAAATGGATATAAAATTACAGAAGCCGGAGATGTAATTACTCAATTATTTAAGTATAGAGACAATTACAATAATAAAGGCAAATATTTAGGATTTAAAAGTTTACACGAACATTATTCTATGAGTTTAGGAAATTGTACGGATTGGACAGGTTTTCCTATGAGTGGTAAAACACAAGTATTAATGGAATGTTTAATGAACACTTCTAAATTTTATGGTTGGAAGCATTTAGTTTACTTTCCGGATGTTGGTTCTAATGTAGAAATAATTGCTGATTTAATACATAAGAAAACAGGCAAGAGTTTCAACCCTTTAGATAGAAACACGATTGAAGACAAAGAAATAACACAAGCTATTGATTGGGTTTTAGAACATTTTAAGGTATTAACTAAAAAAGATGTTAAGGCAAAACTTACACCAATCCAATTTTGGGATATGGCTGTTGAACTAAAAAAACACGATGAACTACACACAGCTTCAATTGATAGTTGGAAAGACTTAAACCACCCTTATAACGATTATGGTGGCTATGCACAATATTTAGAATATGTTTTGCCATACAGAAACCAAATAGCAGAAGACAACGATTTACATTTGCATACAATTATACACCCTAAACTAACTGAAAAAGAAAACGGAAAAAGAAACGCTCCTGTTCCTTACGATTTAAAAGGTGGCAGCGAATGGTTCAATAGTGGTAAATGTATGATTACAGTACACAGGCAAGACCCTACATTTAATTTAGCTGAACTACACTTTAATAAAATTAAACCACGTTCAAACGGAAATATTGGAATGATTGAAATTTGGTTTGATAAAGAAAAATTGTGTTACTTTGAACAATCAAACCCAGCACCTAATGTGTATGAAAAAACTTTTGCTTGTAAACAAATAATATAAAAAAATGAAAACTTGTAATAGTTTAAGTGGTGGCAAAACTTCGAGTTATGTTGCCGTACATTACCCTGCAGATTATAACGTTTTTTCGTTGGTTCGGACAAATGATAAAACTTGTTTATTTCCTGATGCAAAACTTCGACAAATAGTAAGTGACAAAATAGGAACTGAATTTATAGGCACACTTGAAGAAGACGCAATAATTTATACGATGTTAGATTTAGAACAATTTATAGGCACAAAAATAGATTGGGTTACAGGTAAAACTTTTGACGAAATAATAAACAGGAATGGTAAAAAATACCTTCCAAACATTATGCAAAGATTTTGTACTTCAGAAATGAAATTACAACCGATTTATAATTGGTGGAAAAGTAATTTTAACGAAGTTATAGAAATGAGAATAGGTTACAGGGCAAACGAAATGTCAAGGGCAAAAACAATGATTAGCAAATTAAATAAAAACGGAAATTTAGAATTTAAAGATATTGTAGGTAAAAGAAAAACACAAAACAAGTGGGCGTTAATTGAATGGCAAAAACCAAGCTTTCCATTAATTACAGACGGGATTTTTAAAGATAATATTGTTGAGTTTTGGAAGGATAAAAAAGTAAAATTTGCTTATATGAATAACTGTGTAGGATGTTTTCACAGGAACGAAATTTTATTAAAGTTGATGTCTGAAAAACACCCAAACAAATTTGATTGGTTTGCAAAACAAGAAAATGACGAACGAACATTTAAGAACGGAATTACTTACAATAAAATAAAAAGTTATAAATTGCAAACAAAATTATTTGAAGATGACTTTAACGACTGCGATAGCGGTTATTGTGGAATATAAAAACTAAAAAAATGGAACTTGACTTATTGAGCAGTAGAATAAACTTAAACCACACTTGTTTAAAACTTCAAGTAAGTATAGACGACATAAAAACGAAACACCCAAAAAGAACAGATTTAATAACTTCAATGGAGCAAAGTTTACACGAAATAAAAAAAGCAATGGTTGTTTACCAAACGTTAGAAAAAGAATTTAGAGCGACAAGACAAATTAACTTTGACCTTCAGCATATAAATTTAGAGTTGAAACAGGACGTAAAAGACTTAAAAAAAATAATAGAATTTAACAACGCGGAACTTTGAAAACACGAACTAAAAAATGTTTTAATTGCAAAGAAGAATTTACACCGTTCAGCACACTACAAAAGTTTTGTTTAAAAAACGAATGTATAAAAGCAATGGTTGAAATACAAAAGTTAAAGGAATGGAACAAGAAGAAAAAAAAATTAGTTGAGAACTTAAAAACCGCAAACGATTATTTAAAAATTGCTCAACAGGTGTTTAATAAATTTATTCGTGTTCGTGACGCTGGACTAAATTGTATTTCGTGCAACAAACCTTGTAAAAAAGAAAATGCAGGACACTACTATTCACAAGGCGGACATTCAGCAGTAAGGTTTAACGAAGACAACGTACACTTGCAATGCGAAGCTTGTAACACTTATTTAAGTGGCAACTTGTTAAACTATCAAATAGGTATAGAAAAACGAATAGGAGCGCAAAGATTAATTGAACTTCAGGCTAAAGCACACGATGTTAAAAAATGGACAAAAGACGAATTAAAAGAATTAATAGAAACCTATAAACAAAAACTAAAATGAATTACAACAACGACTTTAAACACGATTTAGAAGTAGGACAAGTTTATGAAAAAGAACTTGGAAACTTACTGCAAAAAAAAGTAGAAGTTAAACGAGACTTTCGTTGTTTAGAAACTAAAAACGTTTTTGTAGAATATGAAAGTAGGGGCAAACCTTCAGGAATAGCAACAAGCGAAGCCGACTATTATTGTTTTTGGTTTAGCGATGTTCACTGCGTAATTATAAAAACGGACAAATTAAAAGAACATTGCCGTAAATGGATAGGAACAAACCGCGATGTTTTAGGCGGTGACAATAACACAAGCAAAGGTATTTTACTACCAATTACAATTTTTTTTGAAGATATTTATTAAAAATAGTTGTTTATTAAATAACTATTCTTATATTTGCATATATTATTAACTTAAATTATTTAACTATGAAACATTTATTTAAAAGTTTAGCAGCGTTCCAACAAGAAGTACCTGTTATTCACAAAGCAACACAAGGTTACGGTTACACTTACGCAGACTTGCCGAAAATCTTTGAAGTAATTAACCCACTTCTAAAAAAGCACGGTTTAGGGTTTACACAATTAATTAACGGAACACAAATTGCAACTTGTTTATTTCACGTTGAAAGCGCAGAAAGTATCGAAAGTAAAATAGATATTCCGCAAGGAGTAATTTTAAAAGGAATGAACGAGTTCCAAGTTTTAGGTAGTGCAATTACTTATTTAAGACGTTACGCATTAAGTTCAATGCTTGGTTTAGTTACGGACAAAGACACAGACGCTTCTGGCGAACAAGTAAAACACGAACCTAAAAAAGCTACAATAGACAACGCAAGGTTTCAAAAAGCTATTGACGCAATTAGCAAAGGAGAATATACAGTTGAAGAACTAACAACAAAGTTTAGTTTAACAACTGCGCAATTAAAAACGTTAGAAGTATGAAAATACGTTGTTCAGCATTGGGGCGGTTAATGATTGCTCCACGCACCAAGACCGAAACATTAAGCAAAACAGCAAAGAGTTACATACAAGAACTTGTTTTAGAACACAAATACGGAATTAAAAAAGAGTTTAGTTCACGTTACACGGACAAAGGTTTACAATGCGAAGACGAAGCAATTAGTTTGGTAAACGATGTTTTAGGTTTAGGGTTTATTTTTAAGAACGAAGAACATTTCCAAAATGATTGGATAACAGGAACACCCGACGTAAACACGAATGAAATTTTACTTGACATAAAATGCAGTTACGAAGCACACACTTTTCCGTTCTTTGAAGACGAAATACCTACAAAAGATTACTACTATCAATTACAGGGTTATATGTGGCTAACAGGCAAGACCGAAGCACTACTTTGTTATTGTTTAGTCAATACACCTTTAGAAATAGTTGAAGACGAAATTAGACGCGAACATTGGAAACAATTTAAAATTGATGAAGACGCAGAAATTAGAGAATACGTAGAAAAGAAACATAACTTTGACCACCTTCCAGAACAAACAAAAGTAAAAGTTTTTAAAATAGAACGCGATGAAACTGTAATTTGGGAAATACAAAACAAGGTTGAAGAAGCAAGGATTTATTTTAACAATTTAATTGAAACAATATGAAAGCAATACTTGAATTTAATTTGCCTGAAGAAAAAGACGATTTTGACTTTGCAAATAACGGAATTAATTATTATTCAGCATTGTGTGAGTTTGACAATTGGTTAAGAAGCGAGTATAAGTACAACGGTAACGAAGCAATGTTTGAAGTAAGGAAAAAACTAAACGAATTTATTAACGAAAACAACGTGAAAATATGAAAGAAAAAACAATAGCAATTATTATTTGGATAGCAATTTATGGTTTTGCTGCCGTTGGTATTTACAATTTATTTAATTGGTTG